AGCTGGCTTATCAATATCAACTTCTTTGACTTGCTTATTGATTAATGCAGTCATATTATTTGTATGAGCCGAGATCTTAGAATTAATATCAGCCATTTCAGATATCTGTGTCTGTACACCATCTAAGGTATCAACAGTAGAATCCATCTTTGCTGTGTTGTGAGTAATCTCTTGTTGTATTTTCCTTGCTTGGTCTTTGACTTCAATAAGCATTGCAGTCTTTAATTGTTTATTAATCTCTTGTGTGCATGTAGGGCAATCATCATTATCCTCAAAAAACTTAGCTCTACCAACAAGCTCTTTCATAACATGATTACATCTACCCTTAGCATCAGTCAAACCTTCTCTGACTTTCCTTAAGGAATTGAGATTGCCACGTAAGCCATCAGGATATTTATCCAATTTAGTCTTTGCAGAATCTATCTTCTTTTGAAGATCTGCTATGTCCTCATTAAATGATTGCTTTGCATCTTTATTAATTTCTTCTAATTGTGTTATATATTTCTTTTGTTGTTCTATTTTATCTTTCTGATTATTCGATGCAACATGTGAATTCTTTGCCCATTCTTTAGCTTGAGCATTACGTGTTTTTAATACAGTCTTCATCTTACTGAATACACCAATGTCTAATAGATCTTCAATGACATCACGTCTATCCCACGCTTTCAATTGCATGAATGGTATAAACGAACTCGAACCGAGAACGACAATTTGATGGAATGATTTATGATTAAGCTTTAATATGTTTTGCTCTAAGAACTTTTGATAGTCTCTAACATTAGTCTGCTGATCTATCATGTTACCATCTTGATATACTTCAAACTTATTTGGTTTAATACCACGTATTATTTTCCAAGTATGTCCGGCAGTATCAAATTCTATAGTGACCACACAACCTTTACCATTTACTGAATTAACTAAGCCACCCTTTTTGACATTACGATGTGGCTTATTAAATAAAGCAAATGATATGGCATCGAGAATGGTAGATTTACCTGTACCATTTGTACCAACAACAAGAGTAGATCTCGACTTATTAAGATCTATTATTATTGGGTTGTTGCCTGTTGAGAGAAAGTTCTTGTAAGTAAGTTCTTTGAATAATATCATGGGTATATTATATCACAATAAACGTTATTGTACATACTTATTTTTTAAGCATCATATCTAAACCAATACTTTTTGTTTGCTCTAAAAATATATCACAGTTATTATATAATTGTGCAGCAAATAAACCAGTTTGAAAACTTGCAGTCATATCCATTTCTTCTGGATCTATGTCATGTTTTTTAATAGCAAGATTCATAAAATAATTTCCTGGGTCTGATAGTTCACCACAATTCATTTTCCAATATTCAAGACCACCTAAGACCATAAGCACAAGAGACTTGTCTTCAAAGTATTGTCTATACTTTTCTTTGTCTAAACCCTCACTATCTGACCCTTCAACCGTCGACGGTTGTATATCCGGATCTGTTGTTGGAGTTTCATCAGTTACAATCTCTATTGCCTCAGGTTCAGGGCTGAAGTCTGTCCATACTTGTTCAGCCCAAACCACTATTGGCCATGCTATTAATCCTATAATTATACATGTTACTGCAAATTGATAAACTCCCCATAGGAGTCTATCTGGATCATCTTGATCTAGCCTCTTATATCCTCGCATGTTTCTCCTTCACATACCGGTGTCTCGACAACAATCGTGTCATCCATGCCTACTAAACCTTTCATAGTATTCATTTTGTTTTCAAGCATTGCACATCCGGCTACATTAAATAAAACGATAAGACATGCTACCACAAATGCTAACATTGCCCATCTACTTTTTGAAATTTTTTTCATTTTCATTACTGTATCTCCATATCTATAGCATCATTATAGAGACTGTTCATCAGCGTCTTGAGTTTCTCTTTATCAAGATCTGTATTCACACCATCTATATAACTTGCCATTAAGTCAGTTGTATTTTCCACATCTTCTATGTTGGTAAGAACATTCTCACCTAAGAACTCAGAGAAATTTTCAGCTATCTTTAAATCATGTGTATTCAGCTCTGATATCCGTTCAATAAATTTGTCAAACATGAAGGGGTTAGACTTATTCCCAACAATTACTTTAACAAACTTGCCTGTAAGAGTATTTATATCATAATTTGTGTAATCTGTGTCAGTATCATCATAATATATTTTCTCAAATAATGTGAGAGGATTAGCTATTGCCTCTACTGTTTTTGTATCTGTGTCAAATACATGGAAATATTTCTGATCATTTGCATCAGCCCATGTAAATTCCATTGGACATCCTAAGTATCTGATGTTGCCTTGTTGTGAACTTGCATGATAATGACCAGACAAACACATATCAAAATGTGCAAATGGTTCAACACCCATTCCATGACCTATAGGTTGTTTAATACCTCTCATCATTTCAAATCCTTGCAACTCTAAATGAGCCATTACAATACCTTTATTACTAGCTAAGAAATTCATAGAGTTATCGTAATTCTCTGGGTTAATCCATGGTACTAAATGTACATCGCATCCATCATAGTTTAAAGTAGATGCCTTCATTATAATATTGATATTGCTTGTATAGTATCCTAATAGTTCTTTAAGAGAACAGAGCTCATTTGTATTCTTATGAAATACATCATGGTTGCCTGGAATAATATCCATTGTCATACCAGCTTTTTTCATAGGCTCAAGGAAATGTCTGCGGTTAGCATTAAGAGCTTTAAAGTTTACAAACTTCCTATGGTCATAATAATCTCCGAGATGTATTATATGTTTTATATCATTGTCTTTGCAGAATGGAAAGAACAATTCATTATAAAACCTTTCTTGAAAGTCTATGAATATCTGTGATGAATTCCTGACACCGCAATGGGTATCATTCAGTATTGCTATCTTCATTTAAATGGATCTCCTGTTAACCATACAACTAAACTATATCTTATTCCCTTTGTTACTGGATCTACCTTATGCCATATATCAGCTGGGAATACAGCAATCGAACCTGGAAGTTTTAAATTCTCATTCAATCTAGGACTAGTCTTACCATAATGATTTTCAGCATCGATATAAAATTCTCCACCTTCATAATCATCATTAAGATTTACAGTAACACTTATCTTTCTTATTTTACCTTCCGAATCTGGTTGCCTTATACTTGTATCTCTATGCCAATTATAAAATTGTCCTGGTCCGTATTTTGTGAATTGAAGCATGTGTACAGGATCCCATTGGAAATTCCAACCAGCTTCTCTATTTGCCCTTTCAACAAAAGGTAGTATATAATCAAACAACCAAGGATCATATAACCAGACTACGTCTGAATCTCTTTTATCACTAATAACACCACCACTAGTTGTTGCCCTCTTTGGACTTTGTGATAAACCATGGTCTATTATTTCTTTACATATTTCTGGAGCCAATGCACTTGCAAAGGTCCAATCATAATTCTTCAGCCTCATTCTCTTTTCCGCAGTGTGGACAATATAATTTCTTTGGTTTCCAATCGTGTTCCATAGTAGCAATGCTCCAATAGGCAGAACAATATTGACATACAAAATGCCATATCGTTTCTTTGTCTACTCTCATTTAGATACTACTCTATGCTTAGCTTCCCATCCTAGTTCCTTTAATTTTGTTATATCCGCACATGTTTTTATACGTTCTGTTTTTGGATTCTCTGCTCTTATCTCAGGTGTTCTATAAGGCATTAATTTTGCAGCTACCTCTTTTAAATTGATTGACTCACCTGTTCCAATATCTTGCACCTTACCCTTCATTATATCATAGTTTTCGATCAATGTACATATAGCAGAACATAAATCTTCTATATGAGTCCAATCTCTCTCATGATATCCATTTATATATTCAACTGATTCAGGATCTTCTGTCATTCTATGATACATCATATCCTCTCTTCCTGGATAAACTGTATGAGGTCTAAAGCCTACAAAGTCATGTCCATCTAATTCGTTAATCTTTTTAGTTGTAGCGTACGGGTTAGTCCACCATTCATAAGCATTTGAACTTGACGCATACATACATTTTATATTACGTCTATAACAAAATTCAAATACCTTTCTCGTACCATGTACGTTTGTATCAAAATATTCATCAGGCCAATCTAAAGATCTACGAACTCCAGTCAATGCAGCTAAATGAATAACCATATCAAAACTGCCATTTATATAATCGAATTCTGTTATCTCACCAGTATAACCATATATTCTATGTCCTGCCTTTTCTAAGTATGGTGCAAGGTGACTTCCTATATAGCCAGATGATCCTGTCATTATTATATCCATCTACGATCCGCCTTTATATCATCATTAATTTGTCTTGCTTTTTCTAATAAGGTTAATTTACCATGGCTAGATCTTAGAAATGCACTTGTATCTTTTGGAAAACACATACCACCAAATCCATATTCTCTATCTGGTCCAGGAACCATCATATGACTTGAACCAATACGTTCGTCTAATGAAATGCATTCAGTTAATTCATCAAATCCTTTGGGACCAAAGAAGTCTCTTAACTCATTAAAGAATATTACCTTTGTGGCTAGGTATGAATTAATTGCATATTTTGCAAATGCCGCTGTTCGTTTATCAGTAAACTTAACATTGTCCATAACAATACCAGCATGAAGAAATACATCATACCAAAATCGACATTGACGTCCACCGAAGATAGTAAATCTTTGATGTAAGAATTCACTTAGGTTATCAGCTTCTGTTAAAAACTCTGGATTAGTTGTTAGATATGGATCATCACCTAATAAATCTATAAGCTCAATTGATATCGTTGACTTAATTAGTATAGGTGTTCTTGGTGCAACCTTACGTATTTCTTGTACATATTGTTCAACTGCCATATCATCACATTCACCTACAGGACCTTGCGGTGTCGGCAAAGTTAATATAATACCATCATAAAAGTTATAGTCAGCATAGTTACGAATTCCATCATCTAATATATTCATATCAAGAGGTGGGTCTAATACTGCCACATCGTATGTTTCATTTTGTAATAAACCAGCATGTACTGCTTTACCTACTATACCAAATCCTACTATTAAAAATCTTCTCACCACTCTATCCATCGTTCATTACCTTTTCTAATCCTTTTTTCTTTTTAACCTTCTCTGATTTTTCAAAGTCTTTAATTTGAGTATCGACTTCTTTAATCTTAGATATTTTTTCACGAAGTGTATCAAGGAATGACTGGTCAATAGGACTATTTACATCAATGCTAGATACAAAGTCTTCTATATTGGCTTGCTCCATGAATTTAAATTTGATATCTGATTGCTTTTTCTCTTTAACGATTCTACGTATAAAGGCGAAGTAAGCTATCTGTGTGAAATAAGAAAATGCATTAGGCTTACCGGTTCTCGTGCTTGCATCTATTCTATAATTGTATATTGCTTTAAGACAGTTCTCAACTCCATCCATAACCATCTCATCTCGATATGTGTATCGTACAAAGTTTGGTTTATGGGATAGACCTTCACAAATCTTCATAAAGCATATAGCAATATAATCTGGTACTACTGGATTTTTGTCTCCATTTATCTTGGCTTCATTTGCCTCGGTCACATAGTCAACGACAGCATATGAAAACTGTCGGTTATTTACGTAATGGGGTTTGTCTCTTGGTTTAATTTTTTCAGTCATAATATCTCCATGTTATATACATTATATCACAAAACGCTTAATTGTACATACTTAAATACTAAAAGATGAGCCACATCCACATGTTGTTTTAGCGTTTGGATTACTTATTTGAAACCGTGCCCCTTGTAAGTCTTGGACATAATCGATTGTTATTCCTTCTAGATATTGATAGCTCATAGGGTCTATCAGAACTTGTACACCATTTTTCTCAATACTATAATCACCATCAATTGATGTCTCATCTAATTTAAAACCGTAACTAAAGCCTGAACATCCACCACCAGATATATAAACTCTTAGGTTTTCGGTTGCTGATTTCATTCCAGCTACTTTGTCTGCGGCATTACTAGTTATTTGCATATTTATTTTCGCGAAAGTATGTACATTGACCTATTTATATGATATAATAAGAGAGTATCTCTGCGGAGGGACAGTATATAATTAATGGGTGGTGGCGTTTCCTTTAACCATCCTCATCTCATCTGCCAACAATTCCTTATCTTGTTTAATCTCATCTAAAATTATTTTCATATAATGTGCTTTAACATCATCATTAACATCTGAAGTAATCATAACATTAAAATCCTCAAGGACGTGTAATTTTTGATTTGAGAATGGTAACCATGGAGTCATAACATAACGATTGTCTTCTTCAACTATTACTTTCATTGGTTCTTCTATACCAATTAATGCACCACTTGATTCTTCATCTAAATCATGTGTGTATGCAAGAATTGATTCGCCTGAAACCAATTTATATAATTTGACTGGTATGTCTGATATGTGTTCTGGATAGTTCTTTTCCATATATGTATTTATAACAATTTAATTTCGTGCATCTTAAATTTAAATCTTTCTTTAGAGTATATCTTAACGCGTTCTGCGGCATGGTTAAGTGTAAAATTCTTATTAGATTTCCAATGTAGGTCATCGGCTATGTCATATATCTTGGTATCTAATGTGCTCTTTCTTAATCCCCTACCAATAGATTGTAATACTCTTATCTGAGATTTAGATGGTGAGGCAAATATTATATTATGTAGGTTAACTATATTAATGCCAGTAGAGAATGTACCATATGAACATACTAATATAGCGTTAGACTCTTGTTCAGTTATAGCTCTAATTTCTTCGCGCGTGTCAGCGGGTGTCTTACCACTCACATAGAATACTTTTCTTTTATTATCTGTTGCTTTATCGATTGATCTAAACAGCGGTTCGCCATGCTTCTCCACGTACTGGAATAATACTAATGTATTACCCTTTAGATCGATAGCTAAATTCTTTATAAAGTTATTTCTCTTCTCATTTGTAACAATCCAATCTACCTCATCCTGATATTTCATCTTACTTACTTCTTTACAATGCTCTTCTTTATGTTTAAGTAACAATATGTCAATTGATATGTTTGCAAGATCTCCTCTATCAATAAGAGCTTTAGAGGTTGTGATGTTTTTATGTGGTCCGAATAGACCTTCTAGAACAAGCTTATGTGTTTGTGTACCATCAAGAGTACCTGTAAATCCAAATCTATATCTTGCATTAACACATTTAGTTAATATACTTGTCAATGATTTAGCTTTAAAATTATGTGCCTCATCACCTATAACCATACCGAACTGTTCAAAGTATCCCTTCTGCATTTTGTATATAGATTGCCATGTGGATATATACACTCGTTTAGTCTTATGGCCTTTATCAAGACCTGCCATAATCTCATGGCAATTATCCGTAACAAAAAAGCTATCATCATTATCTGCATACTTGCAGAAGTCGGTATACATTTGTCTAACAAGGGAAGTGGTAGGTACAATCAATAATACTTTATCTTCATTACGAGCTAAAAAATATCTTATAAGGAGATATATTATTAATGATTTACCTGAAGCTGTAGGAGATACTAGAAGACCTGACCTCGTTCGAATACCATGTTCAATAGCTTCTAACTGATAGTCTCTTAGTATATGTGGTATTGGTAATGTTTCAAACCAAGACATATCGACAGGGTAATCCATTCCTGGAAGATTATATTTACTTGGTGGTTCTTTTAATATTGATTGAAGCTCTATATTTCTGTCTAAACAAAAAGCTTTTATATGACCAAATAATCCAGAGTATATGGATTGGTCACGCATGTTAAGTAATCTGAGTTTGCCATCCCATAGTTTGTTACGGAATTGAGGCATGAACTTATAGCCAGGAACAAAGAACGTAAAATATTCTGCTAGTTCCTGTATAATGCCTTTGTCATCACAGTCCACATAGATAAAGGCATTGTCTTTAACTTCTACTGTTAATATCATACACCTGCTTCAAAGGATCTCCATTTTATAATGTTACCAATATTCTGATGTCGCCATCTTATAGTATTCATTATTTCTTCAATAGTTTCTACTTGAATCTTTTGTACTTCTAATAGTGCTTGTGATCTTTGGATATCAGTATCAGCATCATAATAATAATTCATATCACCTTTAAGTGGTTTATTTAATCCACCGAATGGATCATACTCCCACTTAAATTTATCTATTTCTTCTTTAGATAACTTTCCATTATAGTAAAGCCATTTATCTTTGAGCAATGTCTTATACTCTAAGTCATATTTCTTACGTGTCATTTTAGAAATGGTAAGTAACTCTAAGTACTTACTATGGATACGTGCCATCCTTATAGTAGTATCATCTAATTTTAGTTCATCGATCTGGCCATCTTTCTTCCACATCTCAAGTATTTCAGTTGTATTCATAATGTATTAATATTTATATCCGTATTAAAATCGTTTAACCATGGGAATGTTTTCTTCCAATCGCATCCTCTCCTTCTGTCTATATCTGTCAATTCAGTCTTAAGTAATTTAATCATCTCATAATTGACAGGCGTATTATCTATTGACTTTTCATATCCTCTCATTAGTTCATAGATACGATATTTCCATACACCTTTGTCTAACTCTTCATATAACCTTTTAAAATCATCTGCAAAGAATCCTGCTGGGAATATATCAGGTGCCATATGATTTGGCCATACAACAAAATTACCAGAGATGTATATAGGTTTTATCTTTGAATTCTCTTTCACACCTGACTTTACTTCAGGTGCCTTTTCTCTTAATGGATTTCTTAGATTATTCCAATAGTTTAATCTTGTTACTAATTCTGGCATAGCCCTTATTGTTGTAGCGGCCATAGTCATGTGGATTTCTGTTTCTATATCTTTATAATCTAATGCAAGTATACCAAGATTCCTATCGAACTCTTCTAGCTTTGATCCCCAACGTGTATACTCATGTGCCTCTCCCCAACAATCAATAGAACAAATAATTCTTATATGACCTAGGTTACCTATTGCACGTAAGAATTCTATATGATCCATAGTATCACGAAATCTTTGTTCAGGACATTTTAGATTAGTAAATATAGTTAACTCTAAATTAGGGCAAGGGTGAGATTCAAAGAAGTCTAAATTCTCTAATAACTCTGGTTGAAAGAATGGTTCGCCACCTAATATATTATATTTAACTAATGGCTTATGATTATCTTCCATCCATTCCCAGAACTCATTTTTTATTCTTTTAAAATTCTCTTTGTCTTGAAAGAAGTCTAATGCATAGTCATTAATATTTTGTGTTAAACCCCACTTTTTATTTTCGGCTTCCCATGTAGAACTATATTCAGCAGAGCAATATATACATGCTTGATTACATACATTACTAAAATACATTTCTAATATTGTGCAGTTAGTTGTACTAAAGAGTTCAGATTTCATGCTATTGGCTTCCATTCTATCTGAAATACCACCAGCATCTTCTATCTTTTTACAATACTCACAACCTTTACCTGGCCATTTACCTTCCAGCATAAGTTTACGCGTAGCCATTTTAGTAGGGGTATGATGAAATTTACCAAAGTCTCCCTCAGGTATCTTATCATATGTGGTTCTATGGCAACTAGCGGATGTACCTTCGCTTAGTTTTATAGATGACCATACAAATTTTAATGCGCACGTAGGATCTTTAAGACCTGTGTGCTTATTCCAATTACTATCCATGGTTATATTATATCATAGTTTGCGCAGTTTGTACATACGTTGTAAACCTGTAGTTGAATCTATTACATCAAATCCCATGCGCGATCGGCATTCTTGAAATTCATTCCAGGTAATAGTCTCTGAATCAAAATCAATATCATTTGGTATATCATTGTTTCTCCATATAGCTATACCTGTTTCTCTGTCTATAATAAAATATTCTTTTTGTAATTTTAGTATGTCGAATGAAGCTCTCCAGCTTGTACCACAACGCGGTGCATCATTTTTTTGATCTTCTTCAAACGGCCAAATAGCTTGTTGCTCTCCGGGTGGTAACATATCATGCAAGATTATAATCCCTCTAGGTCTTAGAATTTTAACTGAATTACAGAAGTCTTGCCAAACTTGTTTATGTTCATGCAACCCATCAATAAAGATGACGTCATATTTCATTAGGTTAACCGCAAAGAATTCATCGCTAGTCATACGTAATGTTCCACCTGAGTTCGGATCGATTCCGACTTTGTTTTTTACTTTGATCTTATCAAAGTTTTCGTTATATGCACAGCCTATTTCTAAATAGTCTTTAGCCTTAATAGCTTGGATTGCATGGTTGATTATATCAGATCTACTTAGCAAAATAATCTTGCATACCGCCTTCGCGATATGTATCTAAAGTTAAACAATGTAAGCCACCATCCCAAAAATTTCTATGTCTAAATCTACAGTATATCGGTTCTATATTATGTTTCTTTAATTTATCGTGAACTTCTTTTTGATAGTTTAATGATAGGATAACCTCTTCAGATATACTAAGCATATTAACTTCAAATATACTTTCTTCTGCAAAACCAGTCCATTCACTTAGATAGCTATCTACAAATTTGACAAGCTCTGGATTTGATTTAGCTTGAGGTGTCCACCATCTACCTTCTGTAATATCTTTCTCTAACCTCCATGAATTAAGTCCATTCCAT